CATCTGTGGTTGTATATATAAGACCGCCAAGATAATTAGTATTTCCAGTAGAACTAAAAGTAGTATGCCAAGTTACTTCCCAAATGCCTGTTGATGGGAATGTCCATTTACCTGTGCCATCGTTAAAAGACATAGAAGAACCAACTTTAGCACTTTCTTCAGTCCAATCTGAAGCCGCTGTTAATTGTGTAAGCCCAGAGCTAAGAGATTTACTGCTATCTATATACCAAATATTATAGACATCTTTTGAATTAGGAAAACTTATTACACCGCTACTATCAATCGTAGCGGCTGTAGTACCGTTTGTATGTTGGAGCGTTTCAACGCCTAATATACTTGCCATTGATAATCTCCTATCCTATTAAGCAACCGCTAAACCAAGTGTAGTTACTACCTAGCCTAAAGCTGTCTGCGGTTAATGTTATTACTTCTATTTCATCATTTGCTGCTAAATAAACATTAACGGCAAAGTTCAACGCTCTTTCACTATTAATAAAAGGTTGAATAAAGGCTGTTCCGTTTTTGTGCATTTCAAGGTTTATTGTTGCTCCGCCATCATTTAAAACAGCAAAAGAAAAGAAATACACACCATTAACAGGCGCAGTAAATATTCCTGTTGAGGCGTTAAAATGACTTCCTACGTTGTGGTCTACGTTATTCCACCAATCACCGCCAGCAAAAGTATCGTTTGCAGAAAGTGCCGCATATCCTGTGTTAGTAGATGTTGCAAAAAATGATGGGCGTTCAGTTGAAACAACGCTACTGTTTACTGTAATAATACCATTAGTAGTCTTTGGATGTATTTCATCAACGTATAACTTACTCATCTAAACCACCGTGAACGTGCCGTTAATAGTAAGGTCACCATTCAGAGTGAACGGACCAGCTACCATAGCATTCTCATCTGCTGCAATCGTTACATTAGCACTTGCTGCTAGCGAAGTGTCATTGACTCTGATTGCATTGTCTTTCATAATACTTGTACTCATCTTGTTAATATCTACACTACCATCTGTAGGCGTTACTGTGTTACCCACTTCACCAAGAGCGACAATAAAGTCAATACTGTCACCTGTTACTAGGTTTTCGCTAAAAGTGATAGTTGAGCCAGACACTGTGTAAGCATCGTCAGGAGCTTGTATAACGCCATTAACAGACACAATAAGCTGTTCAGCAGTAGCTGGCTTGAAGTTAGCACTGTTATGCTGCATTGTATAAGCCGCTTGACCGTTTACCACAGTAATGCTGTCTAGTTTTTTAAAGAGCCCACTAGAGGGGGCTACTCCGATATAAGGCATTATGCTAGGTCTCCGAATACTATGTGATGATTTAATTGGCTATCATTAACACTGCCACTATCTGTTCCTGTTCTTGTGCGAACAGCAGAAGTTGATATGGTTTTTGTTGCAGAAAATGTAGAATCATTAACTGTTGTCTTAAACCCAGAAGTAGCAGAAACAGCATAATTATCGTTGTTCATAGAACTTGAAAAAGTAGTAGTGAAATCACCCGTTCCGTTGTCCGTTCCACTGCTAACATTAAAGCTATCTTCGGCAACAGCAGTTGAGGTGAGAAGTTGCACCCAAGCCTTCGCACTACCATTAATGACATACGTAGTATCTACGCTCTCAGTACCTGCATTGTTTGCAAGTGTTGTAATTCTTAGTTCTGATGCCATTATGCTAGGTCTCCTGAATATTTTAATCCAAGTTGCTGTAGATTATCAGTATCAGCAAAACTTCCAACATTAAATAATGAATGTGCATAAGAACCTGTAGTAATACCACCGTCTGTGCTATATTCTCCGATTGTTCTATTATACGCAGAACCTGATGCCACAATATAAACATTATTAAATAAGTTGGTAAAGTTAACTTCTGGTCTACCTGTTCCATTGTCTATGCTACTAGCGATATTCAATGAATTTGAAACAGTGTAAGCATTGGTGGAAAGATAAACCCACGCCTTGTTTAACCCCTGCTGTAACTGCATAGTCGCAGAGCCGCCCTCGCTGGTAATAGTAATATCGCCAACAGAGGTATTACCTTGTAGTTCATCTATTTTTAATATACTAGCCATTATGCGAGGTCTCCGTGAATTACTATAGACACCATTGTGCTATCTTTGTCTGTGCCTGTATCTGATGTATAATTTACTACTATAAAAGAACCTGTTGCTCTTGTTGCCGACTCCCACATTTCAGTGCCAGAGGTTTCCCCCGAACAACCAGAAGGTGCAAAGTCTGCATCGTTCATTGAATTTGTAAAAGAGGTTGTATAATTACCAGTACCACCGTCTGAGATACTTGAGACCGAAAAACTGTTACGGGTTGCTATAGTTCCTGTACCATTGAAGTTAATCCACGCCTTTGCTGCACTCTGTTTAGTCAACGTAACAGGATCAGTACCGTTAACGGCTACTAGTGTATCTACATTTAATTGACTAGGCATTACACTATACTCCAATATCCGTTAACTGTTACTGTGGCATTCTGTGTAATTGGACCTGCTGAAACCCCATTCTGATCAGAGTCAATGGTGAAGTCAGTAGAGATTGTTTGACCATTACGTCTAACTACATCAGTATCTTTTGCTTCTTCAGTGTTATCAATTAGACCTGCGCCTACTTTACTTAAAGCCATTTTTACCTCCAATAAGGGGAAGCCCCACGCTTATGCGTAAGGGCTATCACCAAGTACAGTTGTATCCCATGCTGCTTTCAAGTCGCTAATAGATGTAGCATTTGTAATTGCTGAAGCATCTGTTGCATCACGAAGAGCAGTCTTAGTTGCTACGCTAGCTGTTTTAGCTGCTGAGTCATCTGATTCAAGTGCCTTCATGTATACTACGTCTTCAGCTTCTAAAAGCGGCTTACGTACTTCTCTTACTTTATCTTTAAAAATATCTTTTGCAGTTGCAACGTCTTCGCTAATAACACTACCGTTTAGTACCCATGCACCACGGAAGTTACGATCAGAAGGTACTGTTGCGCCACTTGCAAGGACGGATTGACCATTCTTATCTACAATATAAGTATCTACCATTATAATCTCCTATGCGGCAACTTCAAGATCTTCTGAGATCTTCCAAGCATTTCGCCATTCTCTAGTTTGTGGTAATTGTTGTTTTGTACAGATAACCATCTTAGGACGGTTACCCACATTATAAGTTTTCCATACTGACTCAGGACAGTCTTTCATAATAAGGTACTCAATAGCCGCTTCTTCGGTCATTGGACCCATTGGTTCTGTCTCGTGTAGTAAGTAGCCTCTAGTGTGCTTTTTAAAATCAGGCTCAGCTTCATCCTTTGCTAACTCCCAGTATACCCACACAGGTGGTAAGATACCGCCCTGCATAGCACATGCCATCCAGTTAGGGTCAGGCACAAGTATCTTGGCACACTCATCAATGCTGTCCTCATAGACCACACGATAATCTGACTGATGCGGCTCAAGGTGGTCTTTAGCCCAGCACAGACGGTCAAATAGCTTTGTGCCTTTGAAGTCAGGTGTTGTTGTCATTTATGCTAAGTCTCCGTGTGCAGTTCCCCAAGCACCTTCGTAATCGTAATTGGTTCTGTTTTGATTAGCGTCAACATATACAATATCTACTCTTACAGAAGATGTGAGTTTATAAGACGCTAACCCACCAGCGGCATATTTTAAAGTCCACTGAGCAAGCGCACTGTTACCTCCAGAGGCATTATAATAACCATGACCAGTAGGGGTATAATAAACATTATCCATTGAGTTGGTGAAAGCGTGAGTGAAATCACCTGTTCCGTTATCCGTTAAACTGCTTTGGTTTAAGCTGTTCTGTGTTGAGGCGGCAGAAGCGTTCATGTGAACAAAAAACTTCGCACTACCATTAACAACATAGCTGGTGGCGATATCAGCACCAGCACCTGTTTCCAGCGTATCTGCTATAATCTTTCCAGCCATTATGCTAGGTCTCCTAATACCACTGAGGATAAATATCCACAATCAACATAAACACCATCATACAGACCCATACTTACAACTGTTGTTGTTTTAGGTAAACATCCGTGGTTAGACCTAAATCCATTTGTCCAAATATCTGTAGAGCCGTCAGGGTCATCAACTGCTTGAGCGAATGTTACAGAATAATCATAGCTACTCATAGCAGAGGACATTGTATATCTGTACTGACCAGTAGCGTTGTCAGTTATAGAACTCATGTTAAATGAATCACTTATAGCAACAGTGCCTACGCCATCAAAGTTTACCCAAGCCTTCGCCAACCCCTGCTGTAGCGATTGCGTTGCCGCACCGCCCTCAGAGGTCACAGTAATATCACCAGCAGAAGTCTTGCCTGTGAGATTGTCTACAAGTATCTCGCTCATGCTAGGTCTCCGTGAATTATTACTCTGTTGCGAGTAG